CCTGTACGGCGCTCCCGGCACCAATGCGGGCACCCAGCCGTTCGGCGTCAATGTCGTGATGTCTCCGTTCATGCCTGCCGGTCAGTTCCTGATTGGCTCGCTGCGCGGCTCGGCCATCATCTACCAGCGTCAAGGCGCAGTGGTTGAAATGGGCTACGTCAACGACGACTTCACCAAGAACCTGGTGACTATCCGTGCCGAAGAACGTCTCGGCCTGGGCGTTGATCGTCCGATGGGCATCATGTATGGCGCTATCACCGCGCCTTAATTGCTGCACAACCGGGCGGGCCGGGTAACACCGGCCTGCTTTTGGAGCTCAAGCATGAAATGCAAAGCACTCAAGTCCTTTCTGCATGACGAACTGGGTCAGGTGAAGAAAGACCAAGAATTCGAGGCAACCGCCGCACAGCTATCTGGCGTGAAGGCGTTTGTCGAAGTGTACGAAACCAAGGTAGTCCGCGACGAGCCGACCACCAAAGCCAAGCCATCAAAGAAGGCTGACTAACCATGTCCGTGATCGCTATCGAATCGGCAATGGCTCACACCTACGCAGAGCCAGAGGATCAGGCCATTGTGCAGCGGTGCCTGGATGCTGCCGAGGATGATGCGGCCGCGTTCATTCAGCGCCGGTTCTATGTTGATCAGACTGCGCTTGACGCTGCTCTGGCAACTGTCCCGACTCTGCGCGCTGATGCCCGCGCTGCCTATGCGGCTGCGATCACGGCTGCCGATGCGATCACTGATCAGGAAGTGAAGGCCGAAGCTATTGCTGACGCTACGGCTCGACGTGATCGTGCGCTGGCTGCCGCACAGGCAATACAGGACGGCATTGTCATCAAGCCGTCGATTGTGTCGGCCTGCCTGTTGATCTGCGGCCACCTTTACACCAATCGCGAAGACGTGGTGGTGGGCGCATCTGGATCGGCTCTGCCCAATGGTGCCGAGTCGCTGCTTTGGCCATCACGCATCGGGCTGGGTATCTGATGCAAGCCGGAAAACTCCGCCACCGCGTGACCTTCCAGTCGCCCGGCACAACACAAGATCCTGTGACCGGTGAAATGGTTCAGGGCTGGGCCACGGTATGGGACAAGGTGCCCGCATCCGTTGAGCCGCTATCGGTCAAAGACTTCATAGCCTCAAGTGCCACACAGTCTGCCCTGACTGCTCGGATCATGATCCGCTACCGGGAAGGCGTTCTGCCATCGATGCGCATCCTGCACAGAGGCAACGTCTACAACATTCAGGGCGTGATGCCAGATCCTGATAGCGGGCGGGAATACCTGACCCTTGCCGTGTCTGCCGGGGTGAATGATGGCTGATGGCGTCGAGTTCAGCCTGACTGGCGTGGATGAGCTGATCGGCAAACTGGAGTCAGTGACCTATGACGTCAAGCGCAAGGGCGGTCGTTTCGCTCTGCGCAAGGCGGCTCAGGTAGTGGCGGCCAAGGCCAAGGCCAATGCGCTTCGGATCGACGATGCAGACACCGGCCGCACCATTGCCGACAACATAGCCCTGCGCTGGAACGGCAAGCTGTTCAAGCGGACCGGCGACCTGGGCTTTCGCATCGGCGTATTGACCGGCAGCACGCGTAACCTGCAGCCAGGCAACCCGGACACCGGCCCGGGCGGCGCAACACCCCACGCCATGCTGGTAGAGCTCGGCACGTCCAAGGCCAGAGCGCAGCCATACATGCGGCCGGCCATGGAAAACAATATCAGCGAAATCACCAATGAGTTCCTGACCCAGTACGACAAGGCCCTGACCCGGGCAATCAAGAAGGCCAATAAAGCCAAGGCCAGGAGCTGAAATGTTCGCACCCATCTTCCCGGTCGTCGCCGCGAGTTCCGCGGTCACGGCAGTGCTCGGCACCGCCCCTGTGCGCTTCTGGCCGTTCGGTGAGGCGCCCGAAGGATCAGCCCTGCCTTACTCGGTATGGCAGACGGTAAACGGCACGCCAGAGAACTACCTGGGCAACGCCCCTGACCTCGACAGCTACACGCTGCAGATCGATGTCTATGCCGCTACCGGTAGCAGTGCTCGAGCCGCTGCAAAAGCACTCAGGGACGCCATTGAGCCGCATGCCAACATAGTCCGCTGGGGCGGCGAAAGCCGGGAGAAGGAAACGAATTTGTACCGGTTCAGCTTCGATGTCGACTGGCTGACCCCGAGATAACCAGAGCAACCCCCAATAACCCGCCTTGAGCGGGTTTTTTAATGCCTGAAAACCCGCAACAGGAGTACCACCATGAGCAAGCTCACACAGGGCACCCAGATTTACTTCATCGACCCGGATGACGACTCTGTCGTAGCCGTTCAGTGCGCGACCAGTTTTAACCCGGGCGGCGCCCCTGCTGATCAGATCGAAGATACTTGCCTCGAGTCCGATGATCGCACCTATAAGCCCGGCTTGCGCACGCCGGGCCAGGCAACCATCGGCCTCAATTCCGACCCGGAAAACGCGTCGCACATCCGCATGCATGAGCTGAGCGAAACCAATCCGCCGCCCGAGCTCAAGTGGGTGGTTGGCTGGTCTGACGGCACCGCTGCGCCGACTGTTGACGTTGCTGGTGATTTCGACCTGCCAACAACTCGGACCTGGTTCACTTTCCAGGGCTATATCAGCGACTTCCCGTTCGACTTCCAGCAGAACGCTGTCGTCACTTCTACTGTGACCGTTCAGCGTTCTGGTGGCTCTGCGTGGATTCCGAAAGTATGAATCTGACAATCGATAACCTCAAAGCAGCAGGCGCCTTCACGGGCGCCCCTGTGGCAAAGGACATCGCCTGGAATAACGACGATGGCGAGGAATTTACGGCAACGGTGTTCGTGCGCCGCATAGGATACGCCGCGGTCGTTTCGGACCTTACGGCGGCGCGCTGCAAGACTGATCCGGTTGCTGGCCGCATTGCGTCCAGTATCTGTGATGCCGAGGGCAATGCTGTGTTCGCCCCGGGCGACATTACGGGCGAAGCAGACCCTGAGCGCGGCCCCCTGCACCACGGGCTTGTGATGGAACTGATGCGCGTCATGGCCGAGGTTAACGGCGCGGGAAAGACGAAGAGCTGAGCGAACTGGACGAGTTCTGGCACGAGCTCGTCCTGTCCGGGGTTGGTGGCAGGACCATCGCTGAGGCCAAGCAGCGACTCGGCTATCAGGAGGCGCTGCAGTGGATGCGGTATCGCAAGCTGCGCGGCGGCTTCAATCTTGGCTTGAGGGTGGAGCGCGGGTCTGCGCTGCTCGCGATGCTCTATGCGAACGCACATAGCAAGAATGGCGGGTACTCCATCTTCGACTTTATGCCGAACATGGATGAGCCGCCATTGACGCTTGAGCAGGCCCAAGAACGGTGGGTTTAGTCTTGGCGGCGAGACTCTACCATTGACTATTGCTATCCTCTGGTTTTCATGGAGGGAATCGCATGGCGCGTTATTTGGTTTTGGTTGCTATTTTCTTGGCCTTGTCTGGATGCGGGCCAAGCCGATATCAGACACAGATGCAACAATTTGAGCAGCAGAAAAACTCTTGCATTAGCTCTCAGCCGCCAGCGGTTGATAAGTTTGAATCAGGTGCGTCTGTGAGAATGGAGCAGCGCATTGGGTGCGTTCCTGTTGAGCGCGGCATGCATAGGGGGATGGAATATTTCATAGACCATTCAACTGGCCGCGCAGAGTTTTCAAGCAGCCCTGCTGACTTGGCGTGGGTTGTGATCTGCGAAAAAGACGCGGTGACAGATCGGGTCAGCGCCCAGATCATTAAGGGAAACCTTATGGTCTTCAGGATGAGAGGGTTTGATTCTGTTTCAGTAGTCGGGCAAGCGTATCCTGGTAGCGACCAGACTGTGCGCGTTGACCAGAATCATGCCCTGATTGTCCAAGGCGGTGACAGGCCTGATCTTCACAATGGTGGCGTGATAATCGAGCAGCTGAAGGCCGGTCAGAGCTTTCTAACGCGGTATGTAGATTGGCCGTATGGAATAAACCAAGATAGAGAGTTCAGCGCTGCGGGTTTCGATGTCGCACACGAGTACTCTCGCAGATGCGTACCGTAACCACCCACCCCCAGTGACCCAACCCGCTTCGGCGGGTTTTTTTATGCCTGGAGAAAAG